GCCCACGGTGCTGTTCCACACGCCGCGCACCGCGCCGAACGCGGCCCTAAATGCGCTACTGATCGCCGAGCCGACCGCGCGCGCGCTGTTCTTGATGATCTTAAAGGCGCCGTCCACGATGCGGCGGAAGGTCTCGGATTTCTTGTACGCGACAACCAGGGCGGCGCCGAGCGCGGCCAGCACGGTGATAACGATGCCGATCGGGTTGGCCCGCATGGCCAGGTTGAGGCCTCGCTGGGCGACGGTCATCGCCTTGGTGGCGCCGGCTTGGGCCAGGGTGGCGCCGCGGTGCACGGTCGCTGAGGCGGTGGCGCGGCCGGTGGCTACGGCGTTCTTGAGCATCCCCGAGGTGGCAGCTTTGATCGACGGGATGAGGAAGTTGTACAGCCCGCTTCCCAGGTCGCCCACGCCCATGCCGAGGGTCAGTAAGCCGTTGAACAGGTCGCCTTCGGCAATCTGGCGCGCGCCGAGCATCGAGTCCTGGACGCCGGTGAGGGTGTCACGAAAACCCATCGCCTTGGTGTCGAGGTTGTCCGCGGCCTCGCCGGCCCGGTCGAACCCCTTTGCGGTGTCGGTGCCCATCTTGCGGCTGGACGAACCCACATCGTCGGCCATCTTCTCGGCGCCCTGCCCGACCGATGCGAACGACTTTTCGAGCTTGTCGTGGTCGCCGGCGAAGGTGAGCGTTACCTGGTTCTTGCCCGCCATCAGTCCACCTCGATCCCAGCTGAGCGCACCACTCTGAGCAGCTCGGCCACCATCACGCGTTCGAACTCACCGCGGGCCTGGAGGTCGTAATACGACCGGTAGATGTATCGGCCATCGGTCAGAAACGGGCGCTGTATCGAGCCACCCCGGCCGACGCGGCCACCGAAGTCCAACCACGGATAGTGGGGCGCCTTGGCGCCGCCGCCGGTGATCCGCGCGAAGGTCTGCGTCGAGCGGGAGCGCACCGAGCCGCGGGCCCGGCCGGATCGGCGCGGCACCCGCGGCCGCGCGTCATCTACCACCAGATCGGTGCTGGTGTTGAACGCCTTACGCACCATCTTGGGTAGCTCGGCGTCGATGCCTTTCAGGTCGCGGACGAACTGGTTAAGGCCCTCGATCTTGATCGGCTCGGCCATCACGCGCCGCCGGCCATGCGTAGGTACGCCACGAACGCACCCGAGGACACCAGCGCGGAGATCGCCGCGGCCAGGCCGGCAGTCTTGAACCACACGCGCTCCAGGGTGCGGATCCGGTGCTCGTGGTCGCGTATGTCGTCGGCCAGGGCGCCGTGCTCCGCGGTGCGCGAGTTGATGACGTTATCCAGCTTCGTCTCGACCCTGACGAGGCGTTCGAAGCTGGCCAGGTCGAACGTTGCCGCGCCGCCGTCGTCGGGATGCTGCGGGCTCACCTGGTCACCTCCTGGTCATGGCCGCTTGCAGCTCGGCGCGCTGAGCCTCGCGGGCGTAATAAATCTGCCAGTGGACGAACTCGCCGTTACCCATCCTCGCGCGCAGCTGGCCGATCGTCATCGACAGTTTCGCCGCTAGAAAGTGTTCGAACTCCAGGCTCGGATCCGTCTCCATCAGCAGGTACGCCGCTTTTACTGGCGCCCTCCGCGAGGCCCGACAGCTCGTGGATCTTGTCGGTTACGGGTTCGATCTCACCGGCGGGTGACACCAGCTGCCACTTGCCGGCCTGGGCCTCGGTCATCCGCGGGGAGATCATGGCCAGCGCCAGCACCTTACGTTCACGCGCCGCGGTAGAGCTGATCTGCTGGGTGCCGAACACCTCGTCGCGGGACAGCCCGCGCACCCGTACGGTGCCCATGCTGGGCACCTCCACGTCATCCTCTGGCAGGCCCGAGGGTGTGTCCGCCCGCGCGGCGAGCAGCTTTTCCAGGTCGACGGTCATCACCCTGCCGCCTTCCGGCGAGGCGCCGGCGTGGGCTTGCCGGCGCGCAGCTTGGCCAGCTCGCGCTCAATGTCGGCGCGGTGCCGGCGCAGCTTGGCAATCGCGTTGTTAACGTCGGCCAGCTCGGCGCGCAGCTGCGCGTGGCGTTCACTCCTGGGCATGACGGGCACTCTCCCCTATGCGCTCTGAGCGGCTGAGTCGACATCGCCGCTGATCTGAAACTCGGCGGCCCACATGACGTAATCGGCCGTCGGGTTGGTCTCCACGTACTTGGTGAGCAGCCCGTCGAACTCGTCCTGGGGCAGGCCCGAGCCGGTGCCCTCGGGCCGGCGGACAACGGTGACCTTGGCGCTGGTGCCCTTGAGCGGCTGGAGCGTGGCCCGCGGGCCGGTTCCGGCGGTGGTGTCGTACTTGCCGGCCATCGTGAAGGTGCCATCGGTCAGCCCACCCTCGTAGACGTGGCCGTCTGCGCCGTAGGTGGTCATGTCGTGCGAGTCGGTGGCCGGCGAGAACTCGCTGGTGTTGGTGAACGCCGACAGGTCGTTGTCATCCACGCTCACATAGGTGTCTTTGCCGTGCTGAAAACTCATGATCCACTCCCGGTCAGGTCGAGGTCGAACAGTGCCGCCAGATAGTCCGCACCGGCGATGCGGACGAAATCGAACTCGGCGCGCGCCACGCGTACGGTGTCGAACGCGGTGTAAGTGCCGGCCTCGATCACCTGCTTGATCGACTTGGCGCCGGCGCCGTCGGCGTACACCGCGAGGGTGTCGCGGGCAGCGCGGTCGGAGGCCCGGCCGACCACCACGAGAACGGGGATCGTTATCTCATCCGAGCCGCGGCCGTAGGTGGCGTCGAACTGGATCTGATCGGGCAGCCCGAGCACCGCGGCCGGCGGGGCGATGGTGTCGGCCGGGTACGGGTACACCCGCAGCCCGGCGATGGTGTCCAGCTGGGTGCCGAGCTGGTTCATCACGTCGTTGAGGTTCACCGCGCCGCCCACCAGCGCACAAAGGCCCTGAGCGAGACAGCTACATCGGGATCCACCCGCGCGAGTAGCCGCACCTCCGAACCGGTCTCGGGTGAGCCGGCCACGCCGGCCGGCGATGAGCGCCGGAAATCCAGCCGCGAGGCCTGCAACAGCGTGGCCTCTTTCACCGCATCGGGGTGCGGCTGGGTCCATCCCCACGGCGCAGTCATCGACAGCTCGCGGTCCAGGCCGGTGGGCCCGGCCGCGGAGTCCCGCGAGATCACCAGCCGTTCCCACGGCTTGCCCTTGGCCGCGGCGTTACGCGGCTCCAGGGTGTAGTCGGTGATCGCCTCGCCGTCGTCGTTGGTGATGTCCAGGTCGTCGTCCATCAGGTCATCAATGACCACGACCCAGCACCGGCGCCGGCGGTCCCAGGTGGCGGGGTAGAACCGTTCCTCGGGATCGTCCACCTGGCCGAACTGGCGGTGACAGTGCCGGTCGATGGCGCGCGATGCTGCGGCGATGGCAAGGGCCAGCTGGGTGTTGTCGTCGCTGTCGCCTATGCGCTTGTACGTGGCCAGCTCGGCCGCGGTCGCGTAGTCGGGTGCCCAAGCCATCGCCGCAGCCCCTGCCTAGCTGGCCTTGGTCGGTGCGGCCTGGGCCGGTGCGGCCTTCTTGGCCGGGTTGGTGCCCTTGCCTTCGTTGTAGGCGGCCTTGCGCCTGTCGCGGGCCCGGCGAGCGGGCGCGGTCTTGCGGAGCTTGGCGCCCTTCTTGGCCCGGTACTTGGCCAGGTTCTCGGCGTTGTCCTTGATGAGCACGATGGTTCCCTTCCTGGGTGCGGGCTGGGTGTCGAGGTGGGCGCCGGTGGCCGATGTTTCACGTGAAACATCGGCACGCCGGCCGGCGCCCGTCATGGTGTGAGCCTGTCAGGTCGTGATGTTCTCTGCGGCCGCGTACGCCGAGCGGTTCTGGATCGTGCCGTCGGCGCGCTCCCAGCCGAAGTACTGGACCTGGCCGTTGCCGGCGCGGGTGTACGGGTCGACCACCAGCACGAACGGGGACACCCGTCGGATGACGTAGCCCTCGCGCCAGTCGCCCAGCCCGAGGAACGGGCCGTCGCCGCCGTCGGAGGTGATCGGGTTCACGCCCTGATCGATGTTGACCGGGTAGCCCAGCAGCTCGCGCACCGGGGCGCCGCCGATGCCGCTTTGGGCCTGGGGGAGCACCAGCGGCCGGCCCTCGTCGGGCTCGGCGCCGTCGGTGAGCCGCTTGATGTGCAGCACCCAGGTGTTGTGCGACATGAGCCACGAGGCGTTCTGCAGGTACTCGGGATCGAGCGCGGCCTCGATCTCTAGCAGGTTGAGATACGACAGCGTGGCCTCGGAGTCCAGCACCACATC